CCGGGGTCGATCGCAAAAGCAAAATATTGGCACAGACTCATAGACGTGAAGAGACTCAATGATGCTTTATTTTCAAACGCCGACCCAAATAAAAATAGTGTCACCGGTAGATCAAATTTCAGAAAAATGTTGAGGAAGGATGTTCCATTCGTGGTGAATATATTAAAAAAATACTGCTCACAATTCAAAATCGCACCAAAAATCACAAAGGAATACGTACAAAAATGGTTGATGCCGAAAGATGATATCATATATTCATACATCAACGATGAAACAAAACAATTCGTATCGTTTTATTCGATCCCCTACGTGTCGTGTAAGACCGGTATAGAAATCAATCAAGCGTACTGCTTTTACAACACCCCGGATAGTTTTAATGATTCTGTCATATTGGCGAAGAATGCGGGGTTTCATGTATACAATTGTTTAAATATTGGCGTCATGAATGAAAACTTACTTGCGTGTAAATTCATGGAAGGATCGGGAAAGAATCATTATCATTTTTACAATTGGGACGTCGGTTCGATCGATCGTGAAGACTTGATGTTTAGAATAACCTAAGTAAGATGCTTAAACATGAAAATCATATACATGTAATGGAAGCGATTCGTAAGTATCACAATGACGCAAAGCGCGACCTCATTCAATCGACCGCAAGGGAGGGGCAATCAATATTGGATGTTGGTTCTGGTGCTGGCGGCGACTTACAGAAATGGCGCTCGACGGGAGTGAATATAAACATGTGCGAACCGAGTCAGGAAGCGTTACACGAATCAAAGACGCGCGCCAAAAATTTACGAATACGCGTCAATTTTTATCACGGTGATATTTCAGTCGTACCGAAAAGGCGCTACGATATCATATGTTATAATTTTAGCCTACAATATATATTCGCGTCTAAAAAATTATTTTTAGATACGACCAAGCTCATCGCTGAAAAAATGAAGGTGGGTGGATCTTTTATTGGTATCATCCCGGATTCAGAAAAAATTATATTTCGAACACCTATCAATCATGAAACGGGAAGCTTCTTTATCATGAAAAATACATCATCCGGTGATTTCGGTGAGAAATTATTTGTGAATTTAGAGGGGACGCCATACTACGCGGACGGTGCGAAATCGGAACCAATCGCACACAGGGATCTGTTAGTCACGCGCATGGAAAAATTGGGGTTCAGACTACACTTATGGGAACCATTGTGTGGTAATCAAATTTCGAATCTATACGCGAAATTTATTTTTGTCTATAAATTGTAATTTATATATTTAGCTATAATAGATATGATCCTACTTGTATTATTGTTCATCATCAGTGTATTCATACTTCGAACCACGGATGAACCCGCGAAACTCGTGGAAGTCAAGGCGAGGTACGCGAAACTCAGGGAACACCTTAAAAAAACCGACAAATTTCCAAACCTCCACGACATGATTCCAATAACCGCACACACGGTCGCCTCTGGTGGATCAGTCGGGTACAACATGAATAAGGGTGATGAGATCGGTTTATGTATAGATGGCAGTATCAATGAAATCATGCATGTGTTGATTCATGAACTCGCGCACTCGACCGTCAAAAATTACGCACACGATAAGAAATATTGGAACAAATATAATGAATTAAAACATGAGGCTATATCTATCGGTATATATGAAGAGATTCCAGAAAAAAGCGAATTTTGTGGTCGACACGTACAGGATAAATAAATATATATGAGTACATTAAATGGCTATCGAAGGATCTGTGAGGGAATTTATGCGATTTTTTATGCTTTGGGTAGCGACTATGTTCACAATATATGCGCCACATATGTGGAAAGAGTTTGGACCTAATTCCAAATACTGGCTTAATTTGATTCACATCACCGCAATTTTACCAATTTTGGTAAATGCGGTCGCGCGTGGGACTCGTGGATTGGATGCTATTGCCGTCGATTGGGCATTCCTTCTTCTCGCGTTGGCGGTGACTTTAACGTTCGTGATATTTATCACACAGGTGAATCGTAAGGTGAAAGATTCCGTGCGCAATTTTGGCAAGAACAGTGAGAGTACGGGCGCGACGTTGGGTCTCTCTTTTGCCGGTTTTATTATAGGTGTGCTTATATCCAGAAAGGCATTTGATGGTGCGATGTATCGACACACCTACGCGTCAATTTAATTGCTAATAATTCAGAAATAAATACTTTTTATCAATAATTAACATTGATAAAAATTATGATTTATGGGATACACTTACGCGTAGTTGTTGATGATATAGAAGGCACTAGCGGCAACGGCACCAGTAGTAATCAATCCAACCATACTGCGATGACCGTGTTCATTTAGGAATTGAGGGACGAAGTTCGCGAGCTTCTCCTGGACAGGCTTGCTTATCGCACCAGCCGTACACGCCGCGACGATCACGGCGAGGTATTGTTCGTCCGTGAGGTTAAATGGATTCTTCTTTTGCGCCGCTTGCTGCTGCTGCGCGGGTTGCGCACCCTGAGATTGCATAACCATCGGTTGGGTCATCACGATCGGCTGTTGCGCGCGTGGATCGTCCATCATTGGTGGTTCCAATGGTAATTCTGGCATTATGTCACTGATCGGCGTTGAGTCCATTGGTACTTTATTTTGGGCAACATTTTTTTCGTGTGCGTTTTGTGCGATGAACGTCGTAGAAACGGCGTCTTGAAGAGAGACCATACCATCACCAGAATCGGCTAAATTCATCGTTCGAACGTCGTGCGACATTTAAAATCTATAAATATTTTTTGGTGTTTATTATTCCGCATCTACTTCTTTTTAATTATATTCAGAGCGGTCTTCTTCGTCGCTTTCTTGGCGTCCGACTCCTGCTGTTCTAAATATTTTGGATTATATACTTTTTTGTGCATGTGCCAGAGCTGCGGACTGCCAACTTTGAATCCCCTGCGCACTGTAGCTTTATACCAAAAAACACAATCTGTTATCTTGTTAGATTTAACTGTGTTATCTAACACGAGACACTCATAGTTTTCCGTACAAGCGTCCATCACTTTACAAAACATATCAAACGAGGGAAAAATCCCAAAAAACGACTTATAGAGCTTTTCTCTATTTTGTATGATGTTCTCGCGAAGAATGAACACATAGTCTACATTTGCGCGCAATGCGGGTGGTAAATCCATAACATACTGCATCGTTAACATAAAAAAGATCTTCCAATGCCGCCCGTTCATGAAACACTGGCGAATACACGTGTCCTTCAAAAATTTAGAATCGTACATGCAATCATCTAAAAGCATGAACGCACCACAGTTCGTACGCCCAGCGCCGACCAATTTTCGTTGCCTGGACATCACGCGTTCGATGGCTTCCCTGTCGTAATCTGGATATACACAAATGTCTGGAATAAACTCACCGTAGAAGTGATTCCCTTCCTCTGTGCCAGACAATACAATACCAGCAGGTAAATGCTTTTTGTAATACATGATATCCTTGACCAGTGTACTCTTACCTGTGTTCCGTTTACCGATGAATACACAGACTCGATCATCTGTCATCGTCTGGGGCTTGAATTTCTTCAGTTGAAGATTCATACTAAAATAGTAAATGCTTTTAAATAACAAAATTTTACTCGGTACTTATAGAAAGGATGGCTGGGCGTTTAAATTTAGCAGCCACCGGCATTCAGGGTCGGTGGCTCACAGACGATCCAACCTATTCACATTTCCTCATGAATTTTAGACGCCATACAAAATTCTCATTCGAAGGAATCGATTTTCCATTCGAAAGATTCGACGAATTCGGTAATATAGCGACGTGTCGAATTCCTCAAAAGTCAGGTGATTTACTAAAAAATGTGATGCTAAAAATTACACTCCCACCACCTAGACTGGACCCAATTACATTTACACTGAATAATTATCAGATAGATAGTGCTAGTCAAATAGATCTGTATCAAGGAGTCACGTATACATTTTTAGGTGGTGCCAGTAGTGACATTATTTCTAGAACGCCTAATGGAAACACGGAATACGTGTACTCACACACACCGAATATGATTTCGCGCGATGGTAATGACATTACGTTCACCGTGCCGTACATAGAACCACCCACTCCCAACAATCCAGAGGACGCCGTACCTTATAAATTGTATTATACGGACACGGTGTCGAATAATATAACACTCAATATAAAATCACTTCGTTGGGATAAGTCGATCGCGACTAAAATTATCAAGCACATAGATTTAAACATCGGTGGTCAATTGATACAAAGACTCACGGGTGAATTTATATGGATGTATAATCAGCTGCATTCATCGAAAGAGGATATAGATTATTCCGTGGGTCCATTGACGTCACACAGTATGTATCCGATCATCACTCGAAAAGATTTTGAATTCAAAGTAAACATTCCATTTTATTTTTACAGGCATCCGCGATTATCTATTCCGGTGTGTGCGCTCACGAAACAGCAAATTGAAATAAAATTGGAGACTCAACCGGCATCTGGATTAGTCGTAGATTACAATCGATCGACCGGTGTGGCTACGTCTCCACCGTCCGGTGTAAAAACGAGCATCAAAGACATTTCACTTTTGAATGACTTTGGATTCATTCTCGACGATGAAAAAAACTTTTTGATGACGCGTCCACTCGAGTATTTGGCATCTCAGTTACAATTAGCAGAATTCAAACTTGAGCCGGGTGAATCGTCTAAATCTGTCATGATTAATTTTAAAAATCCGGTAAAGGAATTATTTTTTGTTGCGAAGACAGAGGATGACGATTTTCAAAAGATAAAAAACGTGAATCTAAAATTCAATAATCAAACCGTCATAGATTCAGATAATTTGATGTTAGCGTACGAACAACCCTTGAGGCACCACACAGGGAGCATCGATGTAGACAACGAATTTGGTATATATAGCTTCGCGTTGAAGCCGGAATCGAGTGAACCGACCGGGCAGGTTAACATGTCGAGAATCGCACACAAATTATTGAATATTGAATTAGAATCACCAGATGCGACTAAATCACACACAGTTAGAATATACGCCATGAACTACAACATTTTATATATCTACGGGGGAATCGCAGGTTTAAAATTTTAGAACGTACTATTAGATGGCTGGTCGAGAACAGCTAAAAGCATCCGGAATACAGGACGTCTATTTTACAGACAACCCCGAATTTTCGTATTTTACAAAAAAACATAACAAATTTGAAAACTTTGAAAGATTTCAAACTAGTTTGGATTTCGATGGTAATATCGATTTTGGGAATCAAATTAGATGTACTATCCCTCAAGATACGGGTCATTTTTTGAAAACAGCTAGTTTAAAAATTAATTTAAACCCACTCGATAACGATATTCAGAGTTTATTACAAACAAGCCCTGATATATACCAACATTTGATGTATAACGAATCAATCGGGCATGCGATGATCGAATACGTAGAGCTTATTATTGGAGGTGACGTAGTTCAAAGAATTCCATCCGATTATTTTGAAATTTACGCAGAGAATTTTACCACACAAACACACCAAAAATCGTTGCGACAATTGGTTGGACGACCAGACGTATTCAATCCAATAATAGAAGTGTCCCCACCACCGAATGCTCTGGATCGTTCTACGGCAGACCAGTTAAAAACTAAATCGTTGAGCGAATTATCATTATTCGTTGACATACCATTTTATTTCCACAACAATCCAGAATTAGCGATACCTTTACACTCGATAAAATACCATGAAGTTGAGATAGTTGTAAAACTTAGAGACGTGAAGGATTGTATATATGCCGGAAAGAAGACGACAGGTTTGCCGAGCGTAACTCAGGAAATGTTTTATACAGGACTCGAGCCAAAAAATTTGATAAAAAATATGAAACTCTCACTCGAGATGATTCAGACTGACGCACCGACGCAACACACAAGGACTGATTACGTCGTCACACAGATTCAAGAGAATAAGTTTGACATGGGTCGGACCGATGAATATTCGTGCCGCCTTGACTTTATAAACCCTGTAAAGGAATTATTTTTCATTATACAGAAAAAAAATGAGAGAGAAGTCTATTCAAATAATTTTGTATCAGTCTTCGATTACGATTACGGGACACACGTGCTTAATGGAACTTTCATTAATAATGAAAATTTAAAAAATTTGGAGTTAACCCTCGATGACAACAAAATACTAGACGAAACCACAGGAGACTTCATTAATCTACGATCTATTCAACCGGGAATACACCACTCGAGAACTCAAATGATGCGAAAATATTACTCGTATAGTTTTTCACTTGAACCTGAAAAATGGTATTCGACAGGTACTGTCAATTTTTCACACGTGAAAGATCAACTACTCAAATTGCGATTAAATGCTGATGATCCTTTAGGAGATACCCCTGAAAGGCTACTTAAAGTTTACGCACTTAGTTACAATATACTCCGTATTGAAAACGGCACAACAAAACTATTGTTTAATTAATAATGAGAACCGGATTCGATAACGTCGCAGGTGAACCCGGTGAATACGAGAATTCTCAGGCGAACGCTATTTTTGATATAGTTACACCCGTGATCGAAAATTCAATGATACTCGCGTGCCAATACGCGAAAGCGTGTGGTCGTGACGTCGTCGTCGCTCAGGATCTTGAGTACGCGGCGAAATACTGTATAATGCACACGGTTGGTTTACATATAGGACCACAATTTCCCGAGATCGAAGACGAAAATGAGGACGATACCGACCTAGAAGTTGTTCACGGCGGAGAAGAACTATGGACTCGGTACGAAGGAGACGACGCCGAATTTACTAAGGTGAATGAAGCGGTTGATACGTGGGACGCGTGGAATCCAACAAATCCGTCAGAAATCATTTTAAAAAATGCTATTGATAGTAATGGACTGCTCTGATTCTGAAGAATTAGAGAATGACGCGCCTTGTCAAGTGTCCGATGAGTCTCGCTCCAGTTCGCCCGAGGGTTGGGTCGAGGACAAATATAAAAAATTTAACGCGTGTGAGTCTGATTCTTCAGACGACGATTCTGATAGTGAATCGGAATCCCAGCAGGTGAAAGGCACGAATATTTCAGGAGATAAAAAAAAGTATAAAAAATTATTGGAAATAGAGGAGTTGCTACCAGAATAATTTTCTATTTCTATTATATAAAATATGTCTGCCGCCGAAACTGTTACCCTCATCACCCAAGAGCTTGAAGCGCAATCGTTGAACGCGGTTGTCGCTGGTTTCTCCTTCGCGAGCGCCCTCGCGTGGATGGACCTCGTCCGATGGATCGTTAACCAAGTCGTCAAGGTTAACAAGAATGGGGGAATGAACTACACTCTCACCGCTTTGTTCACCACCTTGTTGTCCATATTGGTCTACATCTCTATCAGCCGCGTCTCCAAGCGCGTCCAAAAGCCAGTATCCCCACTCTTCGCGGTCACTAAGTAAATCGCCTAAATACTAAATAAATCACAATTCATCTATTAACGTACGCGTATACGTTGATAAATGAGTATAAAGAAATGAATCGATTGCTATTTAAGATGGAAAATCCGGCAGATCATGGATTTACGTTAAAACTGCGCGGTAAACAAATGTCTTGGAAGTGTCCGTGTGATAGATGGGTCGGTAGGTGTACGAAAGAGGCGTGTAAGACGATCGGCGACCTGTGTGGACTTAAGGTTGGGGGTGATATGTGCGCGTGTGGGAAACAACGCTCGACCTGCCCTCCGTGTAAAAAACTATTCGCCGAGCAGAAACAAGAACTCAAAGAGACGCGCGAGAAACTCGGGTTTCGCCGCGTCGGAAGGCATTGGGGATGTCCACACAAAAACAATATAGGCGCGTGTATCAATTCGACGTGTCTCGAAAATGGAAAAAAGTGTGATCTCGGGGTCGGGAGCGAGTATTGCGATCACTTGACGAAAAACGGTACGCGTACAAAGCGGGAAATGTGTGCGATATGTAGTCCCGCGTCGTATCACATACACTGCCGACGCTCGCGTCGGCGGAACTTCCGTCGCGAGGGTCGTACCACGAGTACGCTCGAAGACCTATGCATGAATCGAGAGGATTGGCTCGTGTATTTAAATAATACGTTCTTCAACAGGTATGGACGATACCCGAATGAAAACGACGAGACACATATAGACGAAATAGTCAACTGCGCGAGTTGGGATTTTCCCGAAGACCATAAGTATTGTTGGCACTATATAAATTCGCAATTGCTTCTAGAAGAAGATAACCTAACTAAACCCCCGAGTACTCAAGAGGAAAAGGAGGCGATGAGACTAAGGATCGACGCGTGGCTCGCTAATCGCGACGCTTCGGTAAAATGAGCAAAAACCCGACCATAATAATCAAAAATATGTAAATCATCGCGTCCCACTTATTAACGTCATCTACATTTTCCGTGGATTCTTCGATTTCATAATTCTCCTTACCCCCGTCTTCTTCGTCTTGTTCTTCAGGTTTTGATTCTTCACGCTCAACGCGCGTGATTATCTCGAGGATCATATACCACTTGGCATCAGCTTGTAACAATTCATAATCCCCATTCCCCCGCATTTCGTAGATATCAAAATTGAGTTTTTGTATATTGATTGGGTTGAACAGGACCGTCTTCCTGTTAAATGGGAACCATTGTTTGTCGTGTTGTCTGAACATAGAACTCCCCTCAAAATTTCTTTCGAGTGGAATTCGAGCGAAAGTTTGTCCGTTCCTCTCATCGAGAATCTGTGCGACCTTTGGAACATCTTTACACACGAGATCAATGTATTTTGCACCCAAGTTTCCTCCCTGTCCCGATGACCCAATTTGAGTCACGTAAAAATCGACAAGTTTTATGCCAATCACTTGATTTATACCTTCACAGTGTAGATTTGATTCTTGGTTTAAATCAAGAGTAAACGAACTCGATGGGTTTGCAGGTGGGTTTAATGGGTCTCGAGGTTCAACCAGGTCAGAATCTACCATGATATATTGGATTCTGGTATTCTCAGTACCGTCCATTAGAATATATGGATAATATTTTAATGAATGGTGTTGTGCGTATTTTTATATTTTTTAGGATAATTGGTGGGAGAGTGGATTTCGAGCGAGTTGTCTCTTCGCGACGTTGAGACTATCTGGTGAAGCGTTTGGATTGACTGTGTCTTTGTACGCGTTGAGATCGTAGTAGCCACTGTTATCGTATTGCTGTGTCCAGCCACCGGCTTGAGGGTTGACGCGTCCGTCGAGACGCGTGGTATCACTGCGAACCGCTGTGAGCTTACCACCCTGATTGAGTGGTCCTGCGCGCACATTCATTCTACCGGGACCGGCAGGGCGACCAGCCTTGCCGCGACGCTCATCGGGTCTGAATCCGTATTTAAACATCTGTTCGGGTGTGTGTGGTGATTTTGAAGCATTCTCACCCATCGCGACCGCGGCACCTTGTAAGTATCCGTGTTGGAAGCTATTGATACCCGGTTGAGGATTGTTCATGTATTGGTATTGTTCTATGTTTCCATCCTTCTTGTTTCTCGTTGGATCTTGCGCGTTCGAACTATTCGACACGAAGCGTTTGGCTGGAGCAACACTTAAAGTATCAGTGCGAAGCCCCGTCGCGGCGCGATTCGTGATTTTCTTCGTTTTTTCGTGTTCACCGCGAGGCGTGCGACCGCCGAATCCTTGTGATTTCCCGGCAACGTTTGGTAAACGATCGGGGAGGAAAGCAGTGGTTTCGGGTCGATTTTGGTACAATCCACCTGACACACCGCGTCTGCCGCCACTCACATCTTGAGCTGGACCACTTCTTCCTGGGAGAGTCGTCAATCGATACGCGCCGACATTTTCAGGATTGACCCTGAGGAGTTGTTGATGTCCCCCATAACTCGGGACGTTTGGATCAACACCGAGACCCGGTCCGACCAATCGCTTTTCGATTGGACCGACGTTGTTCATTCGACCCACATCATACATACGATTCCGCATCTCGAGAACCTCTTGTCCGCTAGATCGTACGTTTCTAGAAAGGTCCGCGAAGCTTTCCATGGCTTGCTTATCAATATTAGGCCTAGTTGAACCAGGATACTCACGTGGCTGCATTTCTGGAAATACTGGCGGTGGTGGGGCAATAGTGGGTTGAGAAACTTCGGGCTGTGGTTCGTACATTTCTTTAGCGTGACTCA